GTTTTCCTTCTAAGATTTTCCGATCAGTTCCGGTATTTAAAATTTTGGTATTATTATTACTATTCTTGGAAGACGAGATCACCTATTGCTAGGTATGAATCTCAAACTACACATTTTGCTACCGGGACGTGGGTTCTTCCCACAGGAATCCGCTCAGTAGTGTGCAGTCGACCTCGGTTACATACGGCCTCTCATTTACACCTCCCCTCCGGAGTATATTCAACTTTTTCTTTATGGGATAAAAGAAGAACAGGGAATTGCCTGGGGACGAGTAGTGAGCTACCCGCATGTCCAATAATAATAATCCTAATTTTACTTATCATAGATTTAACGATAAGCAGGGTTAACGCCATTGTTCTGGTCAGGTTTCATTAGGAATTCAGGGTTCAGACCACCCATGCCCAATTTCGGGGGATCTAACAACGTTAGATATATATCTGTTATTATTCCATTCAATCAATTCCCTTAAAGTAGGAAATTGAATTGAAGAAGCAACTTCCAGATCCATATCCGCATCTGCTAAACCACCCTCATATTGGTATGATAGCATACTATTAAGGAATTCAATAAGAGCGCTTAATTCATCTACTGGGTAAATCATTCCCAGTATTAAGATAAAGAAGCTCATCCCAAGGAATCCTCAAATAGCAGCTCACCATAATCCTTCAAAACCTGATGCTTTAGGAGGGGGCCCTTCTGAAAGGCCTCCATCCACTATAGTACTCGTGGAAGCACTACTAGGATCAGTGGAAAATATTGATAATCAATCAATAATTAACCAAGAACCTAAAGCTCCCAAGCTAAATCTAAATCAGTAAGATATAGTTCATAAATCCCAATATCAGAAATCTTCGAAGTCTGATACGGGATTTATATGAACATGTTTCTCCATCTTAGATCAAGGCTCAGGATATTCATTGACGGCGTCAACTGGTACAGTAACGCTTTCTGGATCACGACCTACTTGATGAGCCTTAAAACAATTATTCATCCGACACCATTTAAGGTATATAGATGAAATAGTATTAAAAGGTCTCTCATCTTCACGGTACCATTTTAGGAATGAATTACTAGGTAACTTTTCCATCTCTTCTTCCAACATCTCCAAATCCTTAAGAATTTCTCAAAGGAGAGTTCTTAAGTCTTCGGGTGTATAAGAAGAAAGGTCTGGAATTGTCCGGAAACGCATGGAACTAAGAAGTTGATTATACTTCCCAATTGCCACCATTTCCTCTAATACCTCAGTATTTCGGTAAAAAGGATATTTTGAGAGTTTCTCAAAATCCGACATTGTCGGACTATTCCGTTTTTCAAGACGGGTGATTAACTCGGATCGCATATCATGAATAGTTGATATAAACTTCTCAATACCTTCACGGGTAATGACGAAGTTTTCAACCATACTCTTCATGGTTACTCAATCCATAAACTCCTTTTTAGAATAAGCATAAGTGACCATATAGATTCGAAGTCGATTAGGCATTGATCAAAAGTCCGCTCGATATTTAGAGCGACTTTTGTAGCCTAATCCTCTCATTCGTAGATAGTTGTTGATAGAGCAATCATGCTTTTGCATGTACTCTATCATAGTGTCAGTAGAAAGTTTAGCTACAATGGAGTCCCGCATAGGGACTACAAAGCAGCGTTTACCATCCACTCACAACTTCTTAGCAAACTCCAATACCATCCCATTATGGGATTTTATAGATTTTGCCAAGCCAACTCCTACTCCGAGAAGTTCAGTCATAATATAGTGGTAACACCCTCCAACCAGAGGGTCGAATATCACTACATCATCACCAAGAACGACGTAATCTTCAAATCATCGCTTATAACCTACTTTACCAACAACATATGCTGCTCATTGGATGATCACGTGGTGAACAACTGCTAACATCACCCAGGACGAGTAAGCTCCCATAGGTTGACCTACAGCATATTTAACCGAATCTAGACCAGTATCGTTTTTAGCTCTTAATGGAAGAGTATATTTACGATCTGTCAAGATACTAGCCCAAGCTTTTGATGGGTATTCTCCTAATAAAGGAGTCAATACTGACACCTGCAAACCAATCGGTAAACGATCAGTAGCAGATGACAAATCAAAGCTAAAGGCTTTCGATTTCTTATACTTTAGGCTTACCGAATCAATCTTTTGTTCTACCACACCTACTTGATCAAAAGTAGCATCCTCGTTGATCTGACGAAGAGCCTCTTGAAGAAGTTTGTGTAGAGGGAACAATAATCATTGAGTTCAACAATCAACCATGGCGAAAACCCTAACTTTCCCTGCAGGTTCGTCCTTTAAACCAAGCTTCCCTAAAGGTAAAACCTTTTGGGGCTCAGTATAAGGAGTTCCAACATAAGATAGTGGAGGGTCCGCCATCCGGCAACAACGAGTCATAGACGAGAAGAATTCAAAGAATCCTTCTTGATCTGACGCGTATAACATCATATCGTCTCTCAAAGTAGAGTCCGACATAATGGTAAATGCCGCTTGATTGATTACCTTAGGGTGAGTACTAATCACAGGGATAGAGGTTAACTTCCCTCTTCGTTCCATTATCTCACGATGAGATTCCGGTTTACGAGAAGGTTCCTTAACCATCTTTTGATCTGGGTCTCACATCTGGGAGGTTAAAGGAGATGACTTTAAAATACTGAAGAAGCTTAAGGGCTTCAACATCTTTTTAAGGTCAGATCCTTTAACTTTGTTTCAGAACAACAATATTGCTTGTTCTAAACCTTCCCGATATGGACCAAGGGAAACGTTAGTAACCCAATCAACCCCTGGATTTATAATTGAAGACACACTTACAGGTGCTGGAAATGAAAGTACTCGATAAATCGATACTAACGATGTCCAGAACCGTATAGTGCGAATATCCTTAGCCCTGATAAGATTACGTTGTATCACAGGAATTCAAAGTGGAATACCACTTCTATCCCGACGTACACGCATCTTAAGAGGACCTAGATCTTCAACGATGTAGCCAGCAACAGATTGCTGAAGTAGCACATACGAAGTCTTTAGGTAAAGGACTAGTCCTTTCATTCCCTCATGTTTGTGAAGATGATGACACATTCTAACGAATGTGACAATCAAGGCCGCACGTGATCGAGTTAGACGTCCACCTACTCATGAGAGATCTCTAATGAGAACTCCAATGAGTGGGCGACCTCCCTTTTGGGAGATCATACCATTGAAGCGTTTGATAGCACTCTCAATCAAAGCTGAAAAGGATTTCGAATTATCTTCTAGTCCCTTACGCCCTTTTTGAGAGAACCGAACCTTAGAATCTTTAACAATTCTAGGGATGGAACTAACCGAAAATAGCCTCATTCCTGAGCTGCAACATCCGGCTTGAACGGACTTACTCTGAATAGAAAGAGTAAGGACAATTTTAAGTGAATGTTGTAGTATCATGTTTGATTTTATTTATTGGTTTTTCCCTTCGGTCTCTACCTCGTTCGCTACAATTCCTCTTTCCTTTTCAGGGGAGTAGGCATCGTACTTACGAACAACGAGGTCCTGACTCTCATGCCAACCTTTAAGGGGGTTGCCGAGATATCAACCTCACCACTTTCGTGGAAGTATTTTCCGACCCCAAACAGTTCCAAAACTCAAATGAGAGTTAAAACTGCCAGCCCACACGGGTTTGCAGGCCGCTCCTCTTTCGAGG